ACCGTTTTCATATCCCCTTACTAAAACATGATCACCTATTTGATGAACGTTCGTATAAAATTTCATTTATCCAAATGATTGTAATGTACCTTATGTCCCCAAGAATCCAATTTCCCATAGACCCATAATATTTGATCATCAACCCAACTCCTGGCCATGAATGCACCGATAAAATATAAAAATTGAAGATATAATAACATTGGAAATATCTTAAATTGTTTCATTGAATTAATCCGTCCTTATATACTGTTTTTCCTTTTATTCTTAAAGCAGTGTTTATCTTTCCTCGATTTTGTCCATCTGTTCTATAAGAACAATGAACCCATCCACTACTCGGCTCGCCTTGTGTATAAAATTCTAAAATTAATTGGTCAAATTCTAAATTATCTTTAACCCAGCAGGCTAATTTATAATTGCCTATTCTGGAACTTTCAAAGTCTGCGGCCTCTCCTTTACAATGTTGACTGGTCTTAGACCCTCCAACTGCTTTATTCAAAGCCGGTCCCCTATATCCACTATTAACTCGAATTGGTCCGAATTGATCTCTTACTGGTTGTAAAATATGATTTGCAGTGTTTACGAGATTAACTAATATCTGCGCATTGGCAGGCATATTACTTATTCCTAATCTATCCGCGGTCGAACTCTTCACAAGTTCAGGTAGAGTAAAATTTTGTGCTACTCTAATATCTTCATCTGTATTTAATAAATCTATCATAATAATCCTAAAGAGGGTTTGTTAACATATTTTAATATCATATTTATAACGCACCCTCTAAAGGGTTTACGAAACTACTTCGTAACAATAGGAATCTGTTTCGCTTTCTTTTCCTCAGGAACAATTTTTTCTAAGGAAATTGATAACATTCCGCTTTCTAATTTAGCGTCATTAACTATCATGTCATCAGCGAGTGTCCAAGACCTTTTAAAAGAGCGCCTGGCGATTCCCTGATGAAGAAATTCTTCTTCAGATTTATCTGTTTGACTGGAGACAGTCAAAGTCCCATCTTCCACATGCACCGAAAGATCCTTTTCGGATAATCCCGCAACAGCAAGTTCAAGAGTATAATGCTCTCCATCCTTTTTGAGATTATAAGGTGGATATCCCGAATTTTGTTGTGCTGAATTAACTTCAAAAAATCTATCAAATAGAGTATCAAACCCTACTGATCGACCAAATGCTTGTTCTAACTGTTTTTGGGTGGGAAACATGGAAAGTGCGTTAGTTGTTAACATAGTCCTCCTTCTTTAAGCAAAGACGTTAATAAGAAACATTAAGAACCCTTACGCAAGCAATTCTTAATGGTATGTTAAGGGGAAGATCAATCTCTCCAACCTTCTCCTGCTAAAAAATGTTCAAACCTATGTTTGAACACAATCCATAATAAATGCATTATGGAATTGGCACTATATACTCCGACCTCGTCGAACTCTGTAGTGCCTTTTTCGGGATCAGTTAAAACTTCGTTATATACTTCTAAGTCGAAACTGTGCCCGACAACTTTAAATTTACTCATGCGCCAGTACTCCCAAAACCACCTTCACGGTCGGTTTTTTGTTCGGGAGGTGAACTAATTTCTTCTATATTATAACTTAAATCTTTAATTAATTCACCCTGTGCAATTCGATCATTGTTATTTATAACAATTGTCTGAACATCTGATAAATTTATTACCGGAACCATTAACGGATCGATATAATCAGAATCAACTATTCCTTCACAATTAATAAAACTTAAACCTTTTTTAATTGCATTACCAGATCTCGGATGTATTCTTACCGAGTGTCCTGCGGGGATATCTAAAATTAATCCCGTTGGTACTAGGACTCTTTGAAAAGGATGTATTGTTATATTAGGGTCGTGTCTTTTAACAAAATCTTTTCTGGCGTCATTCCAAATATCATAACCCAATTCAGGTGTATAATATGCACATATATCAAAACATGCAGAACCGCGGGTTGAAAATGTTGGAAGCTTTACATCAGAATATAACTTATGAGCCCTCAATTTTAGCATCGTCATTCTTTTTATTACCTATATTATATTTCGCCACAAGTTCCCACTCATCTTTCTTTTTGAAAGATATAATCTTTAATTGATTAATAGGAACCACATTATCATCATCGATTTTAGCATTATCGACCTTTTCAATTAAATCCCATTCAGCTAATAAATTAACTATAGTATTTCTTCTCGCTGCATCGTTATCCGAAAAGTTGGAAGGCTTTCCATCCAACATAAACAATTCTTTAAAATGAACAATATAGTACCTGGCTTGCTTATGGAGAATATGACAAGATTGATATAATATCTTATCTTTCTTTGAAGCTACACCTATCCTTGTTAATGTTTCCTTTACTTTTAAAAAATCATCGGGTTGTTTTAACTTGATTTCAACGAGAGAATCTATCTCTACGCTCATTGTTCTCCTTCAAACCACCTGTAAATAATTCTTGCCTAAGAGTATTCAAATCCTCATCACTGAAAATATCAACAACCTCTCTCGCTTTCTGAAGGCTGTATCCATAATATTCAACAATAAGATCTATGGCTTCATACTTCTCAGCTTTTAACCATCGACCAAATCTATTCTTGGGTCTGATAATATTTAGCAAATAGTGGTATTGAAGCTTATTATCTAGGTGTGTTCTAATGTTCATTTCATTAGATTGAAGGATAGTATCAAAATTAAAACTTAAAGATCGATTAACAAGAAATGGTTTATAATCGCTTTCTTTTTGATTATCTATATCGTCTTTCAATAAATCTTTCTTCTTATAATTAATATCATTTACAAAATCGAATGGATTCATTGCCATTGTCCTTCTATCATGATCTCAATTAAACATGCTGTAAGATTTATATCTTGATCTGCTGCAAATGCACTTTTATATTGATAATCAGCCAATAGTAAAATAATTGGCGGTAATGCATTCTGTGTTAAATGTTCGTGTAAATTATCGTATAATTTTCTATATATCGTCCTAGCATCTGTATGGCTTGTATCAACAACCCATTTACGAACCTTTGTAAAGTTCTTTTCTTTTAACGCGTTTATAAGCGCATTAAAATCGCTATCTGAGAGTAGACTGAGAATACCACTATCAATCTGTCCACTACTACTATAACGTTGTAATTCATTTAATGTTCTTCTAAAATCTGGATAATATTTCATAATGAGTTCAACAATGACTTTCTCATTGAACTCGACTTTATTCTCATTAAGAATTACAATAATTCTTTCTAATAACTGTTGAGCTATTTTAGGAGATTCTTTCTTATCTACTTTAAATTCAACTACCGAACATCGAGAATGAATAGGATCGATAATTCTATTAAGATAATTACATGTAAAAATGAAACTACAATTATCAGCGAATCGCTCAATAAACCCTCTCATTGCTGGCTGCGTAGATTGAGGATTTAAATAATCAGCCTCATCTATAATAACAACCTTACGACCACCAATCAGTGAAACACTACTACAATAATTTTCTAACTTTACTCTTAATAAATCAATACCAGATTCTTGAGAACCGTTAATAACCAAATAGTCTAAACCAATCTCTTTACACATTGCTTTCGCAATTGTAGTCTTCCCCATACCAGGACCTCCACATAAAAGAAGATTCGGTATGTTGCCTGAAGCTACATAAGATTCAAATGGTTCTTTTAAATGATCTGGTAGAATACATTCTGAAACTTTTTGTGGTCTGTATTTTTCAACCCATAATATATTATCTGTCATTACGCCTGTTCAGTTGCTATCCAATATTGAAGATCTTTCTCACAATTTCTAAAATGTCCTAGACCTTTATTTGATATTTTTACATCATAAGATCCTTTCATCATTTTAAGATTTTCTATCTTAAAAATCATTTTAAAATTAGAATCTGTTTGTCCTAATTCAACTGCGTAACTATCAACAGATGTTTTAGAATCGATTGCTTGTAATTTAATCTTTCCTTCAGATGCTACAACTGCGATCTCAGGGAGACTCATAACTGACGCTGCCCTCATAATAGATATAAGATATTTTTCTTCTAATTTAAACGAAGCATCTTCAGAAGGTAACTCAATATCCTTTGCTAGGATCTTTCTTTCATTTTCAAATAAAGACATATTCGCAAATTGATATTCAGCCACAGAATCACCGGCTGTAAAATTATTTGCATCAACACTTGATTGAATTGTTATAGATTTTTCTCTAAATTTAAATTCAGGTTCAGCGAATAAAGACAGAACACCTAAGAACTTATTAAGATCGTAAATCGCAAAGTCTTGTGGAAAGTCTTGTTTCAAACCAGCCCTTGCCATTACGTTTGTCTGTTCACTAATTGTTTTGATTACATCGCCTTTTTCAATGACCAAGCTTTGATTGATTTCAGCAAAGTTTTTTAAATACTCAATGGTCTCATT